CGCCTTGAACTTGATCGTTTGGTAAACGAGGTCTTTGATCTTGATGGGACGTGAGTAGTCCGTAAAGTAGACCTGGTTGAGGGTGATCGCTACTTCGGGATTCGCCGCGCTGCCGATCGTCACGTCCGTGTTCTTGAGGTCGATGAGCATCGCCTGGGGAACATTCGGGGTTGCGAGCGCGACATTCTTGAAGTCGGTGAGGTTCTGGTAGATCGCCTCAAGCGTTCCATCGATCTTGAACTCCTTGTTCAAGAAGTCGATCGGTGCGACGCTGCCCAACACCTCATCGTCCTCGATGCTCTCGTCGATCGTGAGCTTGATGGACTTCAACGGGATCGCCGTTGCGCCGGAAAGCCCGGCTATTGCCGTCGCGTACTTGAACGTCATGTACTGCGGCAAGAAGCGATTCTCCGAGAGGATGGACGGGGTGAAAGCTGATTGCGAGACACCTTTCAGTGCTTTGACTGAGAGCGAGAGCGCGGCGAACTTGCCGAGTTCCGCATCGAAGTCGGTCTTGTGGATGACCCCGAGCGCGTGCGAATAGTCCGTACCCGAGAGCGGATCATGAATGAAGAGCGTGAGCGATTGGTGTTGCGCCGATTGGCCCACCGTGATCGTGTGGTCGTAGACGACGCTTTCTCCCGCGTGGGTGGCGTTTGCAACTGCACCAAACTGTGAGTAGAGCAGGAGGGGCAAGCTCTGGTCCGTGAGGGGGACTTTGAGTGTGCCTTCCGCCCAGTTCTTTACGCGGAACTGGCCTACCGAATCCTCAATGATGCCGTATGCCTCATCCTGGGTGACGTTCGTGAACTTCTCTTCGATCGATGCGTCGCTGAACGGGAGCCAATACGTAGCCGAACCGATGGCCGTGCCGCGTGACGATTCTTTTGCGATACCGATACTGAATAGTCTGCCGATTCCTTTTGCTGCCATTACTGTGTGTCTTTAGTAATTTCTTTCTCTGCTTCTACAACTTCGACCTTTTCAGGTTCCGGTGTCACCGGGATTCTCTGTGTCTTCCAGATCGCGAGCGCTTCTTCATACGTCGATGCGATAACGGCGAGAGGTTTGTAGAGAGGAACTCCGGGGAAGTGGTACTCGTTCTTGATACCGCTCACGGCCTTGAGGGTGACTTGGCCCGCGTCATCGGCGGACGGGTCCATCATCTTATTCTTTTGTGGTTCGGCAATCATGTTGTGGGTTGGGTTGTTATGAGTTCAGCATAGCAATTGGTCAAGCGGTGTCCATGTGCATACCTATTGCTGCTTTACGGCGGCAGGGACGAGCTGCTTTGCCTTGAATGTCACGTAGAATGTCGCGTAGGAGATGTTGTTCCCGCTGATGATGCCGGGCGGTTCCTGCACCGCCGGCATGATTGCGCCGATGGACGTTCCCCCAAGCGTGCAATCCAGGTCAAAGACGTTCAGCACGGCATCCATAAGATCCTCAAGATACCCGTCGCCGCCCGCGCTCACGTGTTCCGGGAGGTCGGCGATGAGGATATACCAGGTATATTCGCGCAAGTTGGTGTCAACGTCTTCATACGCCGATGTCGAGACCATCGGTGGTAACACGATCGCTACCGGCGTTTGTGTCCCCGGGATATTCTGGTCGAGCGGATTGATCTTCGAATAGTCGTTTGACATGACCAAACCAAGCGTCCCAGCGGTCACAAGTGACTGAAGATCCGCGATGATGGCCTTTTTCATTGTGCTTGCGTAGTTCATGCTGCTTGGGTGGATATTTGGGCGTTGATCTTATCGAGCGCTTGGACAAAGAGCTCGGTAATATCCGGTTGCGCGGCGAGCATGATGCGTTCGAGGAAGGGATTTGCTTTCGTTCCGGGGTGATGAACTTCGGGTCCAAAGAATTGGCCCGTCTTTGCGTTGGCGAGCACCTTTGCGTTGACCGCTCTAATGACGTGCGGCGCGGTGCCGAACTCAACGTAAGAGGCGTATGCGGCCTTGGGATACCAGCTCGCGCGGAGATTGCCGATTGCGAAACCCCAGTTCTGCATGAGGTATCCGGTCAGCACGGGTACGGTGGCGGGCGTCGTGTACTTGGCAAGGATCGCCTGGGCGGCAACGATGGCGCTCTGAAGAACGGGTGTCGATACAGATGGGTACGAAGCCATCGCCTTTTGGAGCGCCGGGAGATTTGGGATGTCTACGCGGAAGGTGGACATCGAATTAGAAATAGGTGCCGACGCGCGTGTACGACTGGATCACGGTTTTATCGTCCTGGTCGAGGTCGTTACGCCATGCGTTCGTAGCGCCCTGGATGTTTTCGGATGCCTTGCCCGCAAGCAGTTGGCGCTTGTAAAGCCTGACCACGATGTTTTCGCAGGTGCCAGTGAGGTCGGCTGGCAACTGGTGCGTCGAGCCATTGCCCGCGTTCTGCCAATCCACGGGATACCCGGCGATGTAGGTCGCGCGAAGCATGTTTGAATAGAGCCGCGGCATGACGCCGTAGACGCGGATGATCCCGGATGCCCCTTGCTGCTCGATCTCGAACTGGTCCGGGATGAAGGCGGTCCATACGGGGTTGCTCGGGGTGCCTGCGCGCCATTGGAAGCTCAAGAGGCCGCTCGCCTCCAGATAGACGCCGGTCTGGGTCGTTCCCGCGACCTGGCTCAAGGTGATCGTCGTCGAGCCTACCGCCGAAATCGTCGTGCCGCTCGAAATGCCGACGCCAACGATGGGCATTCCCACCACAAGTCCTGCGACCGTCGAACAGTCCTCTACCGTCGCGGAATTGTTCGTAAGGTTGCCAGTCAGGAAGGCATAGGTTACAGGCGCATTGCGGAGAACGAGGCGCTCTTGCCGTTTGCCATTTACGCTGTAGACCTCGTTCGTGTATTTCTTCTGTACGAAGTGGCCGTCATTCGGGCTGCGCTCAAGCCCCGACTTTCCGCACGCCCGTTCGATGCTGTCCGTCACGCCATTGATGTAGCGGGTGAGCAAAGGGTCAAACGACGTGTCGGTGATCCCCAGGCGGTCTTTCACGCGGAGGAGCGTGGTCAATGCGTATGGATAAACCTGTTCTTTCTTGTCTGGCATGGAATGGCGAGGAATCATCCTCGTGTCGTGGCACTTACCTCACCGGGAAGTGCCACGGGAACGAAGATCCCAAATACTAGGTATTTGAGGTCACCGTGGTGACGGGGAGCTGCTGAGCATCTCCGCCGAACACCAATTCGCCATAAGCGAGAACCGCTGGTGACGTGCCACCGGTGAATGCCGGGGTCAGTACAACGCGAAGGTATCTCTTTCGATTAAGACCGAGGCCTTCGATGCGTGCCGCACCGGGCGCTGCAGCGGTCTGGAGGGCGCTCAGCGTAAAGCCGATCACCGTACCAGTGTTGTCAAGCGCATCAGCCCAGTTCGTGCTGCCGTCAGCACTTTCCTGCAGCTTTACCACAACGGATGCCGCTGTCGGTGAGCCGGAAGCCTGTGCCCCGTAGGCGTGGATCTTTGCGTTGTCATACCCGAGGGTATCGACGGTGGAACCAGTGGCCGGCGTGGAACCGCTCAAGCTCTGAGGAGCGACGCTCGTTGCGTTGCGAATGTTATCGTATGCGTTTATATGCATTTGATAATTCTGTGTTTGGCCCCTGCCTTCCCTCGACTTTAATCGGAAGGGACGAACCATATTGTTGGTGTCAACAAATTGGTTCGACGGGCTGTTTGTATTGGTCCTCGGCCAGTCCGGCCAATGCTCTAGGACAAGAGCAAGGGCCGGAAATGGCATGAACATTCAACAGGTTTCACCAAACTCCGTTATTTAGGAGTGGGTGTAAGCAACTACGAATGCCTGAGGGAGTACGACCACGAATGCGTGGCGGTGCTTGTAGACGATGCCGCGCTGATCGGAAAGAGCTACCTCTTTGCCGCCAAAGCTGCCGGACTCGAACTGGGCCACTCTCATATCGCCCTTATCGCCGAACGCGCACGCTTTCATGTTCCCGAAGATCAGGAACGGCGTGTTTGCCTGCGATGCGACCGATGTGGAAGGAAGCCAGCGGTTCGTGTAGACCGGGAAGCCAAGGATCGATCCTGCTGGCTTGATAGGTCCGCCAGTGGGGTCGATGTCGAGCGTTGCCGGGGACGCGAGTCCGCCGAAGAGCAAGAACGGCAACCCTGTGGTGTCGTCCGATTGCACGCGGAGCGATGCCCAGACGGTGCGGTGCATATAGAATGCAGCGCCATCCAAGATCGACTCTTCGAGCATTCCGATCATCGCAGACGAATCGTTGATGACCGAGAACTTCGCGTATGTCGTGTTGCCAGATGCCAACGTGTACGTCTGGACGTTCGGCGTGTTCAAGATGCCAACGAAAGGTCCCGGGGCCGTTGTGACGGTGCCACCGATGAAACCCTGCTGGTCAACCATGTTGGCGAGTGCTTCGCCAGCCATTGCCAAAAGCCAGTCAGCGAGCTGCACTGAGGCATCGGCCAAAAGGTCGTTGCCAACGGTGAACGCAAGCTGCCACTTTCTCGCAATGAGAACTGCCTGTCCAAAGGTCAAGCCGGTAACGGTACCCGGAAGGTCAACGCCGACGTAGGAACCGGTAAGGAATGAGCCGGTGTAATTGGGGATTCCCAATTCATCGGTCTTCATCGGCCATTGCTGGCACTGCTTCATGATCGTTCCGACCGAAGCGGCGATACGCAAGATCGCGCTCGCTACCTCAGCCTCGACCAAATAGCCTCCACGGTTGTCCTGTTCGCCGATGAGCGCTTCGTTGGCTTTCACCTTCAAAGCGCCTTCGCGGTCGCCACGGAACACGGACTGAACCTGCTTCGCAAAAGCCTTCTTCTGCTCATCGCCCAAGCCGGAAACATCACGGCCACGGACGAAGCGTTCGATCTGCATCCGCTCGACTTCCTTGCGGGCGTTTCTTACGGAGATCTCCTCCATCGTAGGAAGGAGGGTCTTCTCCATGAAGTCATTGAAGCCTGTCTTGACGGTCTCATCGACCGCCTTGAGCAAGGCCTCGTTTTTTGGATCCATTTTCTAAAGTTGTAAGTTGTGGTCTATCGGCGATCAGGGTACCGT